CCTTCTTAAAAAAGATAGGCCAGATCCAAGAAGCACCAGCACCAACCCCTACTAAAGAGAAAGACAAGGAGTAATCATGGCCATATTCTTAAACAATGGCGTATCCGTTACGCTAAACAGCGTTGATCTATCAGCGTATGTTACAGCTGTAACAATTAACCAATCCTTTGATGAGCTAGAGGTCACTGCAATGGGGGACACTTCTCACAAATTTGCAAAAGGTTTGGAAGCAAGCACAATCACATTAGACTTCCTAAATGATAATGCTGCTTCAACAGTTATCCCTACATTACGTGCTGCTTATGGCACTACTGTTACATGCGTGATTAAGCAGACTTCTGCTGCCGTATCTGCAACTAACCCGTCATATACTGCATCTGTATTGGTAAATAACCTACAGAATGTAAATGGCGCAGTAGCTGATATATCATCACAAAGCATTACATTTACTTGCAACAGCACAGTAGCTGTAGCAGTCGCATAAGGAGTAATAATGGCAAAGCTAAAGATAACAAGGGCTAATGGCGAAGTATCTGAACACAAGATTACGCCAGGTGTTGAGTACGCTTTTGAGTTAAAGTATGGCGCAGGTATTAGTAAAGTCCTACGTGATCACGAACGGCAAACTGAGATTTACTTCTTAGCGCATGAGTGCTTACGTAGGGCTAACGTAACTGTACCTGTATTTGGTATTGAGTTTATTGACAGCTTAGAAACTGTCGAGGTATTAGACGAAGAAAAAAAATAGTACAGCGTGATTCTACGCTCTACACGATAGCAAGTTTGTCTGTAGAGCTAGGGATCGCGCCTAATGAGTTTATAAATATGGACTCAGAAATGTTACGAGCAATCGTGCAGGTACTTAGCGATAGAGCAAAGGAGATCAAAAATGCCAGCAGTAGAAATCGTAGGCGTTAAAGATGTCCTTAAAGGTTTAGAGTTTATTGATGAAAACATGCGCCAAAAGATTAGGACTGCTATTGATCCTTTAATGCGTGGTGTGGCAAGTAAAGCTAAAGGATTTGTGCCGGATAACGGCAGTGTATTATCAGGCTGGAGTAAACCAAGTAACCCAGCAATTAACTTTAAACCATTTCCAAAATATGACACTGGTATTGTTAAGTCTGGTATTGGATATAACGCAGGTGAAAATCAAACATTTAAAAACGGATTTAAGATTAGCAACTACGTATATAACGTAAGCGCAGCTGGTCGCATATATGAGACTGCAGGTCGCAATAACCCACAAGGCCGTGCGCCATTCCAGCAGATAAATCCCGGCACACCTAACTCACCAGTTGGTGCAGTGCAAGGATTTGAGGGTACTAGAAGAGCCAAAGAATATACTTATAATAAATCTACTAGAGAATACTCATCTAACAATCCATTTGCAGGTTACCAGTTTGTAACATCTATGCCAGGACTTACATCACAGCCTAGGATTAAAGGTGTACGAGGCGGCACTGGTAAAAAAACTAAAGGCAGACTTATATTTAAAGCGTGGTCTCAAGATAGTTCTAAAGTTTACGATGCAATACTGCAAGCAATAAATTCTACAGCTATACAATTTAACAAATCCACAGAGATTAAGAAGGCAGCCTAATGGCCAATGTAGTCGTCTCGGCTATTGCTACCTTTAATGGCAAGGCACTTAAAAAAGGTCAGAAAGATATATCAGCCTTTGACAAATCAGTAAAAAAATTAGGTAAAACTTTTGCTGGCACATTTGGCGCATATCAATTATTAGCATTTAGTAAAAAGGCTATTGCCGCTTTTGCAGCCGATGAAAAAGCCGCTAAATCTTTAGAAGTACAATTAAAAAACACAGGTTTCGCATTTTCAGCACCTGGCGTAGAAGCCTACATATCTAGTTTACAGTCTTTGTATGGAGTATTAGACGATGAGTTACGACCAGCATTTCAGCAATTACTTACAGCTACTGGATCTATTACTAAAAGTCAAGATGCATTACAGACCGCACTAAACGTAAGCGCAGCAACAGGTAGATCACTTAGTGAAGTTAGCGCGGCATTAACACGAGGATTCTCAGGCAACACCACAGGTCTTAGCAGACTAGGCGCAGGTATAAGCAAAGCCACATTAAAGAGTGGCGACATGAACAAAATCATGGAAGAGTTAAATGCTAAGTTTGCAAGTCAGGCAGCAGCTAGATTAGAAACTTTTGCAGGCAAAATGAGTCTTATCACAGTCGCGTCTGCCGATGCTAAAGAAATTATAGGTAAAGGTTTAGTAGACGCTTTAACTAATTTAGGTAATGATAAAACCATAGGTAATTTTACAGATAGCATGACCGAGCTTGCTAAAGGCATAGCCGATGTAACGCGTGGTATTGGAGAATTAGGTCGCGGAATACAAACAATAGCAAACCTACCTGGACTAAAACAATTATTAACTTTTTCTTACGAAATGAGTGCAGTGGGATTACTGCAACGTCTAGGCAGAATGAGTGCGCCAGCAGCGGTTTTGCCAGCCAATAAGCAGCGCAGCGCAGGTCGTATAGATGCAAAACGATTCCAAACTGAGGATAAATTAGCAAAAGCAAAAGCAGCAGAATTAGCACTATTACAAAAGAAAAACGCTTTAGAAAATAAGAATGTAGAAGAATTACGCAAAAAGTTTGACTTAGAGCGCATAGGTATAAACGCAGCCTTAAACAGTGCAACCGATGAAGAGACTAAGTTACGCCTAAAGGCACAATTAGCAATCTTAGACAATAACGAGGCTTTGGCAAAAAAGTATTTGGCTGAGTTAGAAGCAGCAGATGCATTAAAAAAGCTAGCAGCAGAGGCCGCAGCAGCTGGTAAGACTTTAACAGAGTTTGCTTTAGTGCAAGTTAGATCTTTAATAAATAGAATTAACGCACAAATCGAAAGTATTAACAAACAATTTGGAATGCCCTCTACAGCTGCAGCACCAACTGTAAGCGCACCTGGCTTACCATCACAGCCAGCTAGTTATTTTCAAGATCTAGCAACTCAGCTAGTAGGCTCATCTTCTTATGCTGGCATGAACGTATCACAAATAGCAACAGAAAGAGCTAGGGAATCCGGCAATAGATCATTAGATGTAAACTTACTAGTTAGTTCGCCATCAGGTGACAGGTTTGCACAAATGATGGCTGAAAGTATTCAACTTGCTAATCGCAGTGGATATAGCACTACTGCAGCAGGACAGTTACCTTAATGGCAATACCTGTAATAAATGCCATAATTAACTTTAGCACTGGCCCTAGTTTTGCTCAGGCTATGATATTAGATACAGGCATATTAAATACAAACGTACTAGCCGATAGCGCAGCTGTAATTGTAGACATATCTAATCAAATTAACCGCATAGAGACTAACAGGGGTCGTACTGCCCTATCCGATCAATTTCAGACAGGATCATTAACCTTACGCATAACAGATCAAAATGGCGATTTTAATCCGCAGAATGTTACTGGCCCGTATTATAATTTATTAACACCCATGAAAAAGGTGCAGATTACTGCAACCTACTCATCGGTAACTTATCCTATATTTTCAGGATTTATAACAAGCTACGTTACTACATACCCTAGTGAATCTGGCGAAGATGTAGCCATAACAACTATCCAAGCTGTAGATGCATTTAGATTAGCGCAGGTAGCCCAGATCAGCACAGTTACAGGTGCTACTGCAGGTGACTTATCAGGCACACGCATAAATCAAATATTAGATCAAATCAGTTGGCCGGCATCACAGCGCGACATAGATGCAGGGCTTACTACTTTACAAACAGATCCAAGCACTAACCGCACAGCACTGCAAGCTTTATTCACTGCGAGCGAAAGCGAGTACGGCGCGATCTATGTAGATGCAGATAATAATTTTGTATTTCAAGATAGGAATGTAACAGCTGGATCTATTGGCGGCACACCCACAGTTTTTGCAGATAACGGCACAGGTATAGATTACTTTGATGCTAGTTGGATTCTTAACGATGTGCTTATATTTAACAAAGCCACTATTACTAGGGCAGGTGGCACAGCACAGGTAGCCTTAAACCAAGACAGCATAGATAAATATTTCTTACACAGCTACTTTTTAGACAACCTACTTATGCAGACCGATGCAGTAGCCCTAAATTATGCCCAAGCTTATGTGGCTAGCAGAGCTGAGACCAGCATCCGAGTAGATTCTATAGTTTTAGACTTATATACGCCTAATTACAATACAGGTATTATCGCAGCTCTAGACCTAGATTTCTTTGATCCTATAAAGGTAATTACTACACAACCAGGCGGATCTACCCTAGAGAAAACATTACAGATTTTCGGTGTACGCATGAATATATCACCGAATAGTTGGCGCACTACGTTCACGACATTAGAGCCAGTCATAGACGCATTTATCCTAAATGATACGATTTATGGCACTTTAGACTATAATGTCCTAAGTTACTAAGGGGTATCATGGCAAAACAGACGTTTACGACTGGGCAGGTATTAACAGCTGCACAGATGACTTCACTGCAACAAACAGCAATGCTTGGTGGAGCCGCATCCGCTAAGACTGCAAGCTACACATTAGTAGCAGCCGATGCTGGTACAGCCATTTCTATGTCTAATGTAAGTGCAACCACAATAACTGTAAACACAGCTTTGTTTGCAGCAGGTGACACAGTACAGATTACAAATTTAGGTGCAGGAGTTTGCACAATTACAGCTGGCACAGCCACAGTTAATACATCTGCATCATTAGCACTAGCACAATATGAAAGTGGCACATTATATTTTACAAGTACCTCTGCTGCAATATTTATTAAAGGTGCTGGCGCTGCTGCTGCAAGTGGTGGCATGACTTTAATCAATTCAGGTGGCACAACATTAACTGGTGCAAGTGTGTCTATTAGTTCAATTCCAGCAACATATAACAATTTACAATTATGGGTGTTAAATTTCAAACCTGCAAATGATGGTGAAAATTTAAGTGTAAGGTTTAACGATGATTCAAGTTCAGTTTACAAAAATGAAACTGGAACTGGAACTAATATGAATATGAATAACGATCGACTGTATATGAGCAGAGGTCAGGACAATACAGTCGCTCAAGGTTTTTCATATTTAGAAATTTGGAATTACGCTAACACTACAAGTTGGCGAGTAAGTCAAATCACAGCATGGGGTAATAATGAAACTACTAGCACCAATGGCAATTGGCTAGATTATGCTGGAGTATATGCTTCAACAGGAACTGCAATTAACAAAATTACAATCTTGCCAACGGGCGGAAACTTTACATCGGGCACCGCTTATTTATATGGAGTGAAATAATGAGTAAAACAACACCACAAATTAAAGAAGTCAATTGTGAAACTGGCGAAGAAATTGTCAGAGATGCTACAAGTGCAGAGATAGCACAAATGGAAATTGATAAGGCTAATGAAGCAGCAAGAAAAGCCGAAGAGGAATCAAAGGCAACAGCTAAAGCTGCACTATTAAGCAAACTTGGTATTACAGCTGAGGAAGCCGTTTTACTTCTTTCATAATGAAGCCATGGCTATGTGCTGCAGGTGTACAGTTAAGAGATCAGATTGATACCTGGTACCCAGATCGTCGCACTACCTCTGATGGGTGGCTGGGCGATGCTCGTCATTCCACCAGAAAATCGGATCATAATCCAGATGCAGGATGCGTCAGAGCCGTTGATGTGGATTCTCGCTTGGATTCATCCGAAGGGATCTCAATATATCTGGCTGACCAAATCAGAATCTGTGCAAAGACCGATAAGCGCATATCTTACGTAATACATAATGGCATGATCGCTAGCAAAATACTTAATTTCAAGTGGCGTAAGTACAAGGGCTTTAACAAACACACGAAGCACATACATATCAGCTTTACAAAGTTAGGCGATAAAGACAGCAAGCCGTTTGATATACCACTACTAGGGGGTAACTTATGAAGATCAGTAAGAAGCAAAAAGCAATACTTAAATCATACTTTAGGGGTGTGCTTGTATCATTCTTAACATTCTTAGCAAGTAATGAATTAGGACTAGATCCAGTTATATCAGTAATAGTGGCCGCACTCGCAGGCCCGGCAGCTAGGGCTTTAGATAAATCCGATGATGCTTATGGTCTCGGTGCAGATGAAGCATGAGTCCGACAGAATGGGCTGGCTTTGGGGCTGGCGTCTGCGCCGTACTAACAAGTTTATTAGTGGGTCTGCGCTTTCTTATTAAAGGCTGGCTTAACGAGTTGCGCCCGAATTCTGGCAGCTCGATGAAAGATGCCGTGGATCGGATTGATGCAAGAAGTTTAAAATTGGAGCAGCGTGTTGATGATTTGTATTCTTTAATAGTTACGAGACAATAAACACATGGCTGATACAAGACGTAAGAGAAAGAAGATCAATAGGCGTGTAGTGCGTAAGTCACCTGAGCCATTATCTAAGTTAGATCAGCATTATATTGCGATGAATGAGATCTACAAGGCTGCACGTAAGGCTGGCTTTAGTGAGAGCTGTAGCTTGTATTTTGTATCAGATAGAGCGACTATGCCAGACTGGGTTATTGGTGATGGCGGCATCATACCTAGTATAGATCCTACAGAAGAAGATACAGATTAAGCGTGTTGCGTTTGTAAGTGACTTGCAGGTGCCTTTTTTTAATGAGGCTGCTGTAAAATCAGTAGGTAAATTTTTAGCTAAATGGCGACCTCATCAAACTATTTGTATTGGTGATGAAATAGATCTTCCTCAGCTTGGCGGTTTTAACGCAGGTACCATTGATGAGATGGTGGGCAACATAAACGATGATCGACTGCAAACACAGCAAGTGCTAAGTTACTTGGGAGTAACTGACGTGCTTGGCAGTAATCATGGCATTAGACTTTACAGATCTATAAAAAAGCGTCTACCTAGTTTTCTGAATCTGCCAGAGCTGCAATACGAAAAATTTATGGGTTACGATAAATTAGGCATTAAGTTCCACCCTTACGGATATGACTGGGCGCATGGCTGGACTGCTGTGCATGGTGATGCTTTCCCACTTAGTCAAGTGCCAGGACAAACAGCCTTAAATGGGGCTAGAAGGCTAGGAAAGAGCGTAGTGTGTGGTCATACCCATAGACTAGGCCAATCGGCCTTTACAGAGGCATCTAGGGGTCAATTAGGGCGTACTGTATGGGGTGTCGAAGTCGGCATGTTGGTTGATCTTGGTTCCACAGGCATGGCGTACACTAGAGGCTATGCAAACTGGCAAACAGGCTTTGCAGTCGCATACGTCCATGAGCGTAGAGTGCAGATTATTACAGTGCCTATTAACGCAGATGGCAGCTTTATATTTGAGGGCAAAATCTACAAGTAACAAAATCGTTATACAAAATATATCCCGATATTATCCACAAAGTCGTACACACATGTCACACTATTGCTATGCCACAAATTGTGGTATGGAAAGTAGGGCTACATGATAGAAACAACAGCACCATGGATAGTGCTTTATAGTGTGTTAGGTTATTTTATTGCTTGGGGCGTTTACTCAACAATTAAAGATAATGCATTCCAGTCAGGTTATTGGAAAGGCCGGAAAGACGGTTTTGACATGCACCGTAGAATGATAGATAGCAAAATTGATGCCAACAACAACTGAGAAGCTATTTGATAATGTCGTCAAAACTATTCATGCGCGAGGTGTCAGTTATGGGCACCCAATTTCTCAGCACAAAAGGGTTGCCGAATTGTGGAGTGCATATTTGGGTTATCCAATTCAACCAAACGAAGTTGCAATTTGTATGGCGTTGGTCAAAATCAGCAGACAAGCTGAAGATGCTGCGTACCTTGACAATTACGAAGATGC